CACCGACGCCCGTGAGGTTTCCTGCGGACTTAACTGCCCGCATTGATGCCATTTCCAAATCCATGGCCCTCTCGCATGCGGCAGTGATGCGTTTGGCGATTAACCAGTGGTTTGAAGCTGGGGGAGATAAGACCGGACCCTTCGCCATCGCTAAAAAGAGCGCCAAGAAAGCAGCTCCAAAAGGTCGTGGCAAACAAGGCAAGTAAGCTTTACCCGTTGAAGCTCTGGTTTGGTTTGCCGTCATCAACGATGTCACCAATCCTGTTGGTGGTATCCTTGAGGATTGAAGCGGCGGCAAAGATGATGATGCCGAGCTTGGGATCAACAAACGGGATGGAACCAAGTGCGGTAACGAAGCCGCTGACCTTGCCGATGTAGCTGAGGATTCTGAGTGTCTTCACGCCGATGGTGGCCGTGTCAACTCACTGCGGGTCGATCTTATCAAGTGCCGAGATCAGCCTGTCGTTTTGCTTCTTCCAGTCCTCGCGCACTTCCTTGTTGAGATGGGCGATTTCCTGCTTCTGCTTTTGGACTTCTTTCCAGAGCGTGGTGCATCCGTAGGAAAGTCCGGCAATCAAGCCGATGGTGCCGCCCACCTCAATCCATCCCTTCACGCCCGGAACCACTTGGTCGGCAGTTTGGGCAAGCCAGAGGGCAGCGGTGGAGAATCCGGCAGTTGAAAATCCGAGAATGGGGTCGAATGGAATGTGCATGATGAGTTTATTGGTGCTGGAAGATCAGTAGAATAGCGAATTGACGCTGAAGTTGCCGACCATGGTTACGCCGGAGGCCGCTGCCTTGTTTGAATAAGCATTGGTTGCCACGATGCTTCTGGCTTCCACGCTTGTGATGGAATTTGTGGCTCCCGTGACAAGCCCTATGCCGCCGTCGAGTTTGAGTGATTTGTTGGAGGAACCTGCTGCTGAATTGAAGGTAATGCATGGTGCATTGCTGATTATCCTGCCGCCCGCGAAAGTATGGCCCGAAACATTCGAATCGGCAGCGAAGCTCAAAACAATTGGCTTTGCAGTGGCTGCGTACGGGTTGGCTGTGACGCCATCTGGATAAACATTAGCGATGCCTAGATTTACGATTCTAAAGTTGGTGACCCCGCTTGATATGCGGATCCCTTCCGGGCCGAAGATTTGAACTGTCCAGCAATTTGCCGTGAACCCACCAACAGTTGTCCCGTTGGCAAGATTGAGAAGTTTTCCGGCATAGGTGATTAGCACCCTGTAGAACATGTCACCCGAGCCTGAAACATCGGCCACAGTTCCTTGGGTGCAACGGATGATGGTTGCATCGACGCCCACCACGCCGCCTGAAACATTGAACACATTTCCGGTGCCGAGTTCATTGACGATGGATCCGCATTGGATTGATATGCTCTGACCTGTCTGAGTTCCGCCGTTCTGCGCTATGAGTCCTCCGGTTCCTGAGCAAATGAAATTGGCATAGCCGGTGATGCTTTTGATTTCGTTGGCCGTCAGATTAAATGCGACGACGTTTGCGGCAACCACCACATTGGTTCCCAGTTCGAAATGGAGATTGCCCTTTCCGTTGAGTGTAATCTGGGCGGCGATGGCGTGATTGCCGGCACGCACATGAATTGTGTCGCCGATGCTGGATGAACTGACGGCTGCTGCAATGGTCGCAAATGGAATTGCCAGGCTGTATTTGCTGACGCTTCCCCTTGTATCGGTGCCAAGCGCTGGATCAACAAAGATGGTCTTTCCGGTTCTGACTTCCAGCGAGGTTTTGAGGTTGCTCACATCGTCCACGGCGTGGGTATGCGCTGATGGATTGAAAGTACTCGGCTTGTTGAGGATTTCATCGATGGCGCCCGATGACGCCGTCCAGTTCGCTTTGGGTAAACTGTGGGATGTGATGTTTACCCACGCACCAGACTGGCGTTGAAAGTAATAGATCCGCCCCGCAAATGTTCCTTGGGGGTTTGTGTAGTTATCGGAAAGGATTGTCGTGCCGGTTGATGTGAGGAATCGGAATTCGTTGAAAGCGCTCCACGATCCGAGGACGATCTTGACCTGCGATCCATTCGGCACATTGGCGGGGAACCGAATGGTCGTTGTGCCTGATGGGGCAGCATTGCTGTTGAGCGCCACTTCGATGTTGGTCTCGTTGGGAAGGACCAGTTCTCCAGTGCTGTTGGGCGGAGTGACTGAAAGGGCGTGATAAGTTCGCAAGCCGAGTGCTCCCACATCTGAGGGCACGAGCAATACGGCACCGGTTTTTCCGGCAACCGATTGAACCGGTGCTGCGGCAGAGGCTCTTGCTTGGGTGTGATAGAGATTTGACGAGCCCTCGGGAATCGCATCGGTGGATGAGGGTGGGCCGCTGATTTCCACATAGCTTGATCCGCTCCAACGATATGTTTTGTTGGTGTCGAGTGTGACGTAGATTTTGCCGCCTTCACCAACGGTGGGCAGGCTCGCGATGTTGGCGGACTCGACCACATCATCGACATACGATGGCAGTTGATCGGCTGGAACCTTGCCACCGATAAGGGTGGCATAGTTGCCCGCTGGTTGTGGTGTGAATTCCAGCGCGCTGATGACATTGGCTTTGGTGACTTGAGCATCACTGCCATTTACGCCCGGCGCACCGGGAGGCCCTGCAATTCCCGGCTCACCTTGAATCCCTGGAGGCCCCGCTGGCCCAACACTTCCTGGAGGCCCCGCGATTCCTGGCTGACCCGGCGCTCCCGAAGGCCCAACTGGCCCCGCCACTCCTGGAACACCTTGGCTCCCGGAAGGACCCGCTGGGCCGATAAGGCTGGCGACCCAGTCGCTCTCGCTGCCGACAAAGCCATTCTCAACAGCCACATCATAGGCGCTCTTGCCGTCCAATGGAGTACCCGGCTGGGTGGTGTGGATCTCGATACTCGTGGTGGTCTTACGCGTCACATCACGAACGAGCTTCAAGCCTCCCAATGCCAGGGTCCTTACTTCGCCCGTGGTGAGGTTCTGTGCCTGAATATCCCAAACGAGTAGCGTGGCCGTGAGAGCCAATGTGTCGGAGGGGACGACTTCAATCTCGGCGTTGTTGCCAGTGACTTCGATGCCCGCGCCGCTCACTTTCTGAAAAACCGCAGTAATGTCCTGATCATGTGCGCTACGTTTGGCGGTGAAGATCAGGGACCATGCATTCCCCGGCATGAAATCCTCACCATCCCATGTGAGTGGCACACGGTGGGTCTTGGAATCGCCGATGAATTGAACGAGCTGCATTCTCAACCAGCTTGCGTGTCAACGCCGCTTGTCACCATTTGCGCAGCGGGCAGTGGGCGGTTGAAAGCTGGGTCTTGATCTGCATGGAGCATCCGCATTGGAGGCATCGTCCGTCGTTGTATTGCGGGCAGGTGTGGCAAATTTCGAGCCGCTCGGCAGATTGGTCCGATAGCTTGAACCCATCGGCTCCCCATTTCACGAGCTCTCCTCCCAGTCGGTATGCGGCGGCAAGCGGGTTCATGATTTTCGAGTCCATGAAAAGACGCGTGCCTCAATTCCAGTTTTCCCTTGGGTTGCCCAGTACGGGTCGCCGCTCGGGGGTGAGTATTTGAAGCTCGCCGTGTTTTTGCCGACAAACCTTTGGCCGTCAGGAAACGTGACATCGTAGTGCCAACTTGAGCCTGCGGTTTTCGATGAAAATGGCGGATAGATTGGCCCCGGTGCCACTGGGAAACCATTGGCGTTTTCATGCACGAAAAACTCCACATTGTTGGTGCCTTTCGGGAGTTGGATGATGGCCGGCGCAATCGGGCTAGGTTCTATGGCTTCGGTGTCGCCAAGCCAGTTCGGGTAATCACTGAGGTTGTGTCCTGGAGCCGTAGGTCCAAATGACCAAACCTCGATGCCATCGGCCACCAATCTGAATCTTTCAAGAGTGCCCAGTGCCGTATTGGGCGGTGTGGCGCCTGAACCGGACACATTGATGACGACCTCACATGTGTTTGCTCCGACAAAGCACACTCTTCGGGTCTTTGCGTAAAACCCTGTGGGTGATGTGCTGGCCTGCGTGCTTAGCGATCCTGCTGCGATTGTGAATGAACTGCACCTCGCTGATCCCCCGAGGCCGCATGAGTTCCCCAAGTCATTGGAGCCGCCCAAATTGTCGAGATAGGCCGTGCCAACAACCGTCTGTTCGTCTGAGGCAAATCCCCAATCGAATGTTGCCCGGTTGCAAACATGGCTTCCCCAGTTGCAATCGCCGGGTTTGTAGGTGACATCCATGATTCCTCCCAAGGTGTTTAACCAAGTGGCATCGAAGTCGATGTACACATACTTGGATGAAGCCTGCGTGGGGCACCCGTCATAAATTTTTTTGCCATCCGTTGTGGTAATGACGACATGGCCGATTCCTCCGTGGCAATTGGCATAGCGGCACTTGAACCAGACAGCCTTGCCGTTGACGGTGGCACATGTGACCTCCCTGAGTCTGTTGATGCAGCAGGTGTTCATTATTCAATACTCCTTGCGAAAATTGCCAAGTGCCCCAGAGCTCGGCCATCGGGCATGCTGCCACAGCTTAGGTTGTAGACCCCGTGTTTGCCTTCCGGGCGCTCAAGAGTGTTTATCAGGACACCTCCACCTGGGCCGTTTGGTGTGAATGACAAGTCGTATGATGGGGTGGTCGACGGATTGGCGCTTCGATATGTGGAAATTGCCTGCTCCATGATCCCAAAAAGGATTTTCAATCCGAATGAGGCCAGTGGCACTGTGGAAAACCTGCCGTCGATTGAGGTCCAGAACACGACTTCAAGGTCGCCCACAAAATCCGCATCGAGGATGAACTCACCAAAGAACCTAGAGTTTTGGGAAAGCGGGATATCCGCTTGGGCAATGGTCTTCCACTTTTTGCCGTCGATTGCCGTGCCGTTGAAGGTGGCATACTGACTGGATGTTTCGGGTATGATGACCTGCCTTTGAACGGCGGTGGTGTTCAAGATGCTTTCTCTTGGAAATGTCATGCTCGCATCGCTCACCAACCAGTCACCAGCCACGATGTCGTCCTCGGTGAGTTGGGTGTTTTGGATCGGGTAAGCCGTCTCGCCTTGGGCATTGACCGATGTTTGGGGTGAGTTGTAATGCCAGACCACATGGCTTCCATTGAGCGGCAATGTCAGATCGGGGGTTTCTGATGAAGCCGCGAGAATCTTTGTGGGTGGGCGTACGCCAATGCAGCGCTTATTGGTTCCCCAAGCATTGCGCCTTGCCAGTTTGCCGCGTAGCACGGCGCTCAAAGCCTCGCCGTAGGTTCTGGGGCCAAAGAATTGGACTCCATCAATGGTTGGATTCGCAACGACTGCCTCCGTGACTTCGAATCTGACCTGAAAGCGCTGAACATCGATGGAATCCACTTTGCCCCTGGCGATCGGATAGCTGTTTGTGCAGTCGACCGAATCGCCATTTGAGCCGCCGACCGTATGGGGGCTGGTGAAATTTGGTGGGTAGGGCCCATCGAAATCCGCGATGAAGGTGCCCGCTTCGCTTGGTGTTCCCCAGAACCTCAACCCTTGGCCGGTTCCTTCCCAGTTGATGCCTGCGGGGATGCTGCCGGTTTTCCTCCACCTCGCATACCGATGGTAGCCGCCAGAAAGCGTGATGTCATTGAATGGCGCGCTCGTCGAAAATTGATTCTTTCGCAAACGCACCACGCTGATCGGGTTGGGCCATTCGATCAGGAACAAAACGATCTCCGAATCGGAGCCATCCGCGTTGGTGGCGGTGAGGGTGGCTTGCAGGTTGTTGGTTGCGGCAAGCGGGGTTCCTGAAAGCGCGCCCGTGGTGGCATTGATGCTGATCCCGGCAGGAAGTCCTGATGCGCTCCATGTCACGGTGCCGCCGGATAGCAGGACTGCCGTGTCGACCAGGGGGCTTCCTGCGACACCGTAGAACTTCTGATTGGGGCTGATGATGGGGGCAGGCATCTTATCGAACGGTGTCGCGACGAACGCGCATCAGGAATGGGATGGTGGTGACCTTTTGGAGCATGGGTCCCGTGGCCGTGCTTGGCCGTTCAAAGACTAGCTCCACCTCACAAATCACATTCGCCTCGGTGCTGGAGTCATACTCGTTTTCAGCGAGGAAATTGCTCAGGGCTGAATCTTCCAGTGAGGCATAGAGCCAATAGTTGGTCACGAAGAGCCCGGATTCGATCGTTGCGGTGCGGCGAAATGCAGTCTCAGCCGTGGTGAAGAATGGTGGCTCAGTATCTAGCCCGCGCATCGAAAATCTTGCACCCACCAATGGCAACGCGGTCGCCGATGTGCCCGAGATGAGTTGGATTTTGAAAAGCACATCATCACCATAGCGGGCTTGTCCTGCCGCTGCTTCGAGTGCCGGGAGTTCGCTGCCTGTGACAACCGTCCTTGCTGCTGCCGGATCTGGAAGCGTCACCACCCATGTTGAGGCATTGATGTTCATTTGCTTGAACACCTGCCCGGCTGCGGTTTCAAAAACGCCAATGGTGAATACTTCCGGCGTGCTGTTGCCATCGGCATTGGTGGCAGTGAGCGTGAGCAGCCAGATGCCCGGTGTTTGGCCGGATCCGGTGAGTACGCCGCTGGTGGGATTGAAAACGAATCCGACAGGCAAAACCTCATTGGCCCCGATCGACCAACTCGTGGGGGAGTTGGATGCAACGAATTGAAAGCTGAACGCCTGATTCAATCCGAATGTGAGACTGCTCTGAGTCTTGTTGATGACTGGTGCTGGCATGATGGTTTAGATTTTTGCGATTCCAAATTTCACCTCACCGGACGTGTCGTTCTGGTCATCGCCGAGTACCGCGTCCATTCCGTTGAATGCGACAAGCCCCCTTGGGTCGGGTGAATTGTTGTCGGTGTCGAACCTCGCCAAGCGGCCGCGCACGATGAAATTGGCCGTTGAAAGGGCGGTGTCGCTCGTTTCGGTCGCCCCATAAAGCACGCGATCGACCTTGTAGACCGGCAGCAGGTTTTCGAGCTTCCTCGTCACGCGCAGGCCAAACGAATGAGCCGACGGCACGCTGGTGAGCATGATTGAATGATCGAGCGACGGCGGCAGGAAATTGACCGTGGAGATGTTGCTGGGTGTCGTTGGCGTGCCTTGGGGAATGCCAATATCAATCACCACGCCCCAATGAACCGAGGTGTTGGAGTTGAAGACGGCGGCGACGAATGAAAAATCCAGTAAGAAGGTTTTCCCGAAGCGAAGTTGCTTCTCGTTCACATGGATTCTGAAAAGCTCGCGGCTGAAGTCAGATGGGTAGTAAACCGTTTCCGACTCGCGAATCTTTTCCACCTGGTAAAACCCTCGGCCGTCCCATGCGTAGAACGCGGGGGCTGAGATGGTTTTTCCTTTGCGGCCAAGGTAGCCCGGAATCGCCAAACCTTTGGTGGTGTCGGTGTATTGGTAGACCGCGCTTTGGCTTGGTGTCGTGGGGATGGAGTTTGCCACGCTTGGTGATCCGGTGAGGTACTTGGCGGGAAGCAGCCCCCCGTTTCGCGGCAACTTGTCGATCTCGATCGAAACCACGTCGTCCGCATCCACTGTCGAGCGGGTGGGGAACACCTCGAAGATTTTTGGCAACTCCCACGAGGCCACTGATACTTGTTTGTTGTCTTCAGATGAGACGCCTGCGGTTGGGATAAAGGTCTCCAGCGTCTCCACGCGGCTGCCGAGGTCATCAAGGATCAGGTGCAGCCCCTCGATCTGCTCAATCGTATGGCTGTGGGCTTGGAAGGCCGAGATGGGGCCGGCAGTGGTGATGGTCGCCACATACTGATTGGTCGTGGGCGGATTATTGAACTTGATGGTGAGATCGTCCTCGCTGTCGAGGGTCACCGCGTAGGAGACATAGAGGTCTTCGCCATCGAGCGAGAACTGGCGATCGACGATGGACGACTCGCCATCATTCTTGCGCACGGTCACATGCAGGTCGCGGGTGCCGAGGTTGTGGGTGAGCGTGTACTCGGTGTTGGTGCCATCGCCGATCGGGGCCACATAGTGTTGGCTGCCGGTGATGATTTGATCCTCGGTGAAGGGGACATAGGTGCGACCATGGGGCGGGCGCAGCCAGTCGATGTTGGAGGCAGTCTCCAATCCCTCCCAGTTGAGTTCGCGGATGATGCGGACAGGAACGCGGATCGGCGTGATGGTGTAGAGGGTGTCGGGATCGTTTTCGTCCTCGACGGTCATCTCGACCTCCAGCACCGCCGTGGTGATGTTATCGACGGCACGCAGCGCGTCGGCCAGTTCGGCGGTGTTGAGGTTCAGGACGAATGTTGGGTCGCCGGGTGGCGCTGAGAAAACCTCAACCTCCAGTAGCTCCTGCGGCAGTCCGCCCATATCACCACCAAATGTGATGTGCGCGGTGTTGTTGGAGGGGTTGCTGACGGTGAAAGAACCTCCATCGTCTGCAAGCTTGGCGATGGCCTCTTGGATTTCCTCCGCGCCATCCTCGATCGAGAGTTCGCCTGAGCGTTTGTAACCACGGCGGAGCTGATAGGTGCCACGGAAGAACGGGCTGATCTTGAGGGCTTGGATCTCATCCCATTCGGTCGTGTTGTCGTTGCCACCCGCCTGAATCCGAATGACTTCGGGCATGGCTGGCAGGATGTTTGAGAAAATTGAGGTCGCTGCGAAGGGGGAGCGAATCAGGCGGATCTCATGGCGTTTCTTCGATCCTACTAGGTAAGAGCGCACCCGCACATGACAACTCGGCTCAAGGTTCACTGAAGTGCCGGTGATGGGCAGGTTTGCCTCGGTCGCATTGGCCACATCGACCAGCCATGAGCCATCTTTTGCGGTCACGGTGACGCTCGAAGTATAGGCGGCATCGAGAGCTGCTTGGACTTGAGCAGCGGTCGCATCGAAAGCTAGCGGGGAGCCGACCGGGTCGCCATCCACATGCAGTTGAAAGGTCCCGCCGGTCGGTCTGGCATCCACCAAGCCAATGCTGGCACGCAGCGAATTGAGCGTGCGGGTGACCTCGGTAGCCGTGCCTTCAATCTGCTCCGAAAAGCGCAGGCCTATGCGGATTTCGTCGCCCTGCACCAGTTCCGGCAAGGTCAGCGTGCTTCCCCCAAGGGTGCTGTTGAGCTTGCGGTTGGTGAGATCGACGAATGCTAAAACTTGCATCTTTTCACCCGCCCTCGCGTCAACTTGTGGACGTGCCCTCTGTCGGTGCGGTCAGTTGCTCGTAGCCAAAGAAGTCGTATGGGAAGACCTCCATCTTGTAGGGGAATGATGGATTGAGTTTCTCTGACTCAACCTTTTTGGCCTCTTCCTCGTCGTTGCGTTTTTTGGCGAGGCGTTCTCTTTTGTCCAAGCTCATAGCGACCAGAACGCTCCTCTCAAGTTGCGGCTCTTGAGAATTTGAAGCGCCTGGTTCAACTGGTTGTTGAGCGGGGCCAGAATGGTGGCAATGAGGATGTCGGCCAATCCGCCGGCAAGAGCTGTGGTGAGTCGGATCGGTTCAATCGGTGTGGCATCGGGAATACTCTGCGGCGAATGCGCGAGGTTCCAGAAGTGGTTGTACTTCACATAGGGCGTCCATGTGGCATCCAGTTCAGCTGCAGGCTCAACTCCCGGCGGGCTTACAAAGTAGATGCTGGCCACCTTGAGCACATCAAATTCGGGATCAGTGATGCCTTCGAGCAGTGCCATCTCGGACTCCGGCTCAATCGGCGGCACGAACTTTTCACTGATCCGCAGGTAGGGGTTTTTCTTCATCCCGCCGGAATGGTTGTAGGTGATGTAGATGGCACCAAATGAGCCATCCAGAATGCTGCCTGGATAGACTTCAAACTTCGCCGATGGACGGTCCTTCCAAAGCGACACATCGCAAGACCGCAGGCGGCGGGCAGTCTTTGGATCCTCCATCCCATCCTTGAAGGTCAATCCGCTGGTGATGTTGCCTTCGAACTCGATGTGCGCCTCCGTCACTCCAAGGTTGGTAAAGAACTTCGGCACGGGTTCATAGACCACCTTGATGCTGGTCAGTGCGCTGCCAACAAGCCCAGTGGGTTCCGCTCCGGTGCCGATCACTCGCGTCGATCCGATCTCAACTCGCGGCCATTCAGTCAGGAAGGCATCGACCATCCGCTCAGGATCTTTGATGTCCTCCTTTGCCTCGGTCAGGCGGGTCAGCGTTCGCTCGCCGGCATGCTTCACACGGGTTGGCACTGTCACCTCCACGCCATTGACGAAGCCCGGCTTGATCTTGAAGAGCCATTGACCCGCGATCCCGTTCTCTTCGTCTCCGTTATCCCAAAATGGTGAAATCTTCCACGGGTGAGACCACTTGCGGGGATTAGGTCCCGCCTCGAAACGCAGCGGCAACCTCCGACTGATGGTGTCCACCAGTGAGTTCCATGTTTCATGGCGAATGAGCGGGATGTTTTTCACACCGGGAAAAAGAGGTGACGGTTGCCGGTTGTTTCGCCCTCGGTCGATTTCCGCGCCTGATACAGGTAGCGCATGTTGTGGTGGACGATCTGGAATGACTCCTCAACGGCAGTGCCAGACGCATTGAGGTAAAAGAGTGCAAGCGGGTAGTAGCCAGCGCCATCCTTGAGCCCATCCGCCGTCGGTGACTGCACGACCCTCAAGTCGGTTTTGGGGTCTTTGATCGTGCCGGCATCATTCGGCTTCACGCGCAGCGAAATGTAGAACTTGCCGCCCTCATGATTTTTCAAATCCAGCTTCATTGTCGGCGTCGGCTTCTCCACATCGAACTTGTTGCCGTCGTCGTCGCGGTTATCGATTCGCCGCCAATTCTTGGTGACCACATCGAGGATGTAGGGCGTTTGCCCATTGACGGTTCCTGCTCGCACCGATGCCCCCGACTCGCTCACGCCAGCCTTGAACGGATGCCTGTACGGCTGAGGGTCTTTGATCACCGTGACGATGGTGCCCTTGGGTGTTTCGCGCACCTTCACGCCATCACCTGGCACCACCTTGAGCGTATCGACCCAACGCACCAATCGCTCCCACGCGGCTTGGATCTTCTCGCCCTTTTGAACCTTGATTTCTTTGATGTTCATTGGCCCGATTAAACTTTCCCGTCCTTGTAGACCTCCTTTGGCCATTCGACATATTCAGACAGCCTCCACGATTCGTTGATCTGCCAGACGTTGCCCCGCTTGGAAATTTGCGGCGGAAGTTTGAGCCAGTTCCTGCCACCGGTATCCAATGATCTAAACTGGGGTGGGGCATCGGGGATTTTGCCGTAAAGTTTACCGACCTTATCGACCACATCACTCGGCAGAGTTTTTTTCGTGTAGCTCACCGATGCGGTGCAGTTCATGACGAGGTAGGTTTTGACACCCTTCATCGGGTTTTTATTGCCTGGGCCAACTTTGTTTTTTCCTCCCAGTCCCGATCCCGAGCTGGTGCCTGCAGGGAGCTCTTTGGGGAACACCCAGTCTTCTTCATTTTCCGGGTCGCCCCATTTGCCGCCGTACTTCTTTTTGATTTCCTCAAAGTTCCAGTGCGACTCGATCGGCTCCTCGGCGATTTCGAAATCGAGGCTCCACACCGAGCTGTCCTCGTCGCCGTAAGTGTTTTTGTCCGACTCTGCGCTGCCACCCTCGTAGACCACGGTCACGATGTACGATGGGTTAGGGCCATCGTTGTTGCAGCTCCAGGTGCGCGAGACCTCTTGGCATTCTTCGTATTTGCCAGTGCCAACCTTGAACACGTCACTGATGCTGGTGACATAGTAGGGGATCGTCCATTGGATGACGCCTTCCTTGCTTTTGGAGCCTGTCGCTCCCTCTATTTTAATGTTTGAGCTACTCATGCGAAGACGAGGTCGGGGATTTTCGGGGTTTCTCCTTTGGTCTTGGTATTCTTCTCAATCGTCCGCAGCAGGGCGGTCTGACGGCGGTTCTCTTCCAAGATTCCAGCGTTGGCGCTGCGCCCCATCATCACATTGGTCGCCTTGGCGACGCTGCCGAGCTGGGCGACCGCTCCACCAGAATCGACGGGTGCCTTCTTTTTGTTTTGATCGGCTTGATCAGCGGCGGCACGGGCGTCCACCATTTTTGCGGCTGTCTGGCGGATTCTCTCGCGGGCTTTCTCTTCAGCTTTTTTCGGGTCGAGTTTGCTATCGGCTTTGGGATCTTTGCCGGTCATGCCCAGCGCTTCGAGCCGAGTGATTTCCTCGCGGATTGCCTGCTCGCGTTGGAGCGCATCGATCCGCTTTTGATCTCCAGCGATTCTTGCCCGCACCAACTCGACTTCGAGGCGGTACTGCTCTTGCGCCATCCTCAGTTCCTCGGCCTTCTTTTGCGCCTCTGCTGACGGGCCTTGCGGGGCGTCGGGTTGGGTTGGCAGGATGGGGTTTCTTTTGGCCTCTGCGGCAGCCCTGTCTCTTGAAAAGAAATCAGACGGCGCTTGTTTCTGCGGGCTGTTGGCGACCGAGATTTCTTTGAACAGGCTGCGGATTCTTTCGATGCCATCTTCAATCTGACCTTCGGTGACGCGACCTTTGCCTTTGGAGATGTAGTCGCTGACACTGGGCTTAGGCTTCATCCATTCTGGAACCTCCATTCCAGCTTGCTCCGCTCTGGAGCTTTGGAACTCCTTGAGCTTTTGGTCAAAATCACCGATCTGTTTTACGACGGGAAGATTTTCAAAGAATCGAAATGCCGATTCCGTGGCCTCCATGAATCCGCGTGTGATAGCGGTCTTAAAGCCAATGGTGACGGCTTCACCGATAAGCTCACCAATCTTCACCATGCGGCTAGTGTCGCCTTGAAGTGCCTCGGCCAGAGCGGCGGTGATGGTGTAGCCAATTTCCCGAATCTTAGGAGCAAGGCCGCCCAATGATTCGACGATTTGCGGCGTCATCTTTGCCACATCGGTGGCGAATTTGGAAAAGACCTCCGACATCGGCTTACCGATCTCTTCAAGCATTTGGCCAATCGAAACCTTGATCTTTGCCATGCCGCTTGCCGTGGCACTGGCGGATCCACCGACCTGCGTTTCGATTGCCTTGAGGACTTGATCGAAGGCCTTGGCGCGGTTGCCGGTTTGCGAGAATTCCGCCGAGATTTCTTTGATCTGTTTGGCGGTCAGCGCGCCGGTGCGCTTGAGTGCGGCTAGACCTTTCTCCGGGTCTTCCAGCGCCTTACCGAGCTGCACGGCGTATGTTGTCGCATCGCCACCAAAGACGGCGGCCATGTCGATGGATGCTTGGGTGGCTCGATCAAATGCTCCGCCGGTAATGCCAGAGGTTTTGGCGAGCTCTTTGAAGGTGGCGAGCTTCGCCTGTGCCGACATGATGAGGTCGCCATCGACGCCGGTGGCAAGCTCAGTGGCATCGGCTACCTTAATGAGCCTGTCGGCCACATCGCCGGACTGAGAACCAAAAAGCCCCATGGTCTTGACGACATTCTTGATGCGATTTTCCGCTTGGATACCCTCTTCTGCGATGCTGATGAGCTTGTAGGCAATCCCACCGATGGCCGCAGCGGCGCCCGTAGCAGCCAAGCCCATCGCGCCCACGCTTTTGGCGATGCCTGAGAAAGCGGTGCCGATGCTAGACCCAAGTGAGGACATCGACGACTTCAACGAAGCAGCCGACTTCTTCGACCGATCAATGCCCGAAACGAAGTTCGAGGTGTTGAGGGTCAGCTTGGTGGTGATCGCGGCCATTGCTGCTATCGGGTGGGTGTCAATTCTTACCGATTGGCTGCCTTGATGGCCTTTTGCACGAAGTGATCGACGCGGCGGCGCATCTTGCCGGTCTGCATCCTCACCGCGTAAGCCATGCGGCGCTCGATGCCGTGAACCTCGCTGCCCCACGAAACCAAGTTGCTGATGGTGGCCGTGATGGAGGTGGAGACTACTTTGAAGTCCGTGTCACCAGGCGCATCATGCCGCCCGATCCAGTTCGGGACGCGGATCTTGCCGAGCTTGCGGGCGGCGGAGGCCCAGCCGGATGCGAGGTAGCCGACACCTTTCTGTTTTACTCTGATGAAGTTGGTGATCATCGAACGGGCTGCGCGAGTTGGCTTTACTGCCCGCTTGATGCGGATGTTTCCGCCACGGCGCTTGGTGTGCATGATGTTGGCCATTTCCGCCATGCTGCTGACCTCCGAGTTCTTCGGCGTGGACCCGATAAAGACGTTGCGAACATCGCTGGCTATTGCTGCCTCGCCTCGCTTCTTGGCTGCAACACCGCGCGTCTTGCCGTTGCTGGGTGGCGTGATGAGCATCAGGTTGTTGATGACTCCGCGTGCCTGCTCTTCCATGAGCGTGCGACCATCGCGCTTGGAAAAACTTCCGAGCTTCTCGGCCATTGCTTGAAACTGCCTGATGTCGGTTTCGATTGTCGTCTTGGCCATTTATTCAGCGGATGAGTCAACCAAGCCCTCGATGTAGTTGAGCAGGGAGCTGGGGATGATTTCCTCAATCTTCTGAGCGGTGATCGGCTCAAGCGTCCAGAGGTCAGCGGCCTGCAGGGCGCAGTGGTAGTACTGAAGGGCTCGCGCCAGCGGCAGTGACCAGAGAATGTATTCTTCGCTCCATCCGGTGTCCTTGGCGATTGCGTAGACCACGCTGGCGCACCAACCGGGGTTCAGGACTTTCCCGGCGGCTCGTCTTCGCTGGTCAATTTGTGCTTCGACTCGACGCGCACCTCATTGGCGGCGACCTGTGCGCCGATGCGTTCGATTTCGGCGAATATGTCGCTGAGGTTATAGAAATCGATGCCGAAGGAATAGGTGAGTACTGCTTGCCCTGCGGTGTTGTTGGCGACGGCAGCCACCACATCTTCAAGCGGCGCCGACTGCATCCAGATGAAGGTGGAGATTTGGCGTTGGAGCTCGATCTCGCTGAGGTCATCGCTGTTGCCAGTGAAGATTGTGAGACCGAGCAGGTGGGAGATCTGGAGCGAGCCGTAGGAAAACGCTCGCAGCTTGATGCCGCCGATGGTCTTGCTGTTGGCCTCGATCATGCCCTGGCCGATAAGTTGATCTCTTGTTTCCATGATTTTAGAAGATTGAGAGGATCTTTTCGCGCAGGGTCTTGCTGGCCTCGTCGTTGCCGGATGGGACGATTGCCACACGCTTGCCTTTGCGCAGCAAAAGCATGGGCATCAGTGTTTTGATCTTATCGACGAGCCCACCCTTGTTTTCGATGATTCCGCGCATGTATGAGATCGGGTGATCGGGGTTCGCCTCACACCATTCCTGAGAAAGGAAACGCCGCTTGAATTCGGAGAATGTGATTTCTTCCTCCTTGGGGATTGGAACAAAACGGACAGTCTTTGCGGCGTTCATCAGCCAAGTGACGGTGCGCTTCGGTGTGCCTGCCACATCCTCAACTGTGTCGGAGAATGCTTTTTCGGTGGCGAATTCGAAACCGGAAGTAATAGCGCCGGCAATCATCGAGGTGTTGCGACTCTTCATTGGCGGCGTGTCGTGCTCGCGCACGATGGCGACAGTGGTTCCTTGTTTCATGGGGTGATCTTGATGGGGGAGCTCCGTTTAATTGCCGAGAGCTTGTGCCTGCGGGTAATTCACGCCGCTGATCTCGAACTCGTTGAAGTCGTCGTTCTTCTCGCTCAACTTCACGGAGGTGATGACGGTGACGCCGCCGGTGATTCCTTCCGGAATCATGGCCGCAGTGCCGCCTGCATCGGTCGAAGTGGTGCCGCGCCCTTTGATCGTGAACTCAAACTTCGGGTCAAAGCCCTTGCCGGCGCCAAATCCACCCTCGCTCGACATGATCATCTTGGTGTCGAGGGACTTGGTGGTTTCGACGCTCTCGATGAGTTCGGCGCTGACGGATTGGACTCCGATTTTGCTGAAAGTGACTGCCATGGTAGTGGTGGGTTATGCGTCCTCGTAGATGACTCCTTCGATCTCGAACTCGGGGAAGTCGTCGTTGCTCTCGCTGCGTTTCACCGAGGTGATGAAGACCTGTTGCGCTGTGATGCTGCCGACTGCCACATCGGAAAAGTTGGGAAGGCCTTTGCCTGAGATGGTCACGTTGCGCGTGATGAGCGGCTTGGGGCCGGCGTATTTGGTCAGCCCCATCTCGTCGCGGATGGTGGCGACCTCAACGGACGAATCCATGCTGGACTCGCTCACATGCCCGCTCTGGGGCTCAAGGTCGTGCGTGTTGATGACTCCAAATGTTGCTGGCATCGCACCATGGACGCATGTCAACCGGCATCCCACACCACACCAAGAACTCCCTCGAATGTGGACAGCCATCGCCCGTCACCTGATACGGCAGTGGTGTAGCTTGTTTGCTTGAAACCGGCTGAGCTGAAGCCGGATGCGGGTGGGCATGGAGCACTCATGAGCATCTTGATCGCGCTGGTGATGGCTGAATGCTCGCTGCGATTGTCGGTTGGCGATGAAATGACGACCTTGATGCTGGCGCGGTACAGCGGGCCCACCACGTGATCGATATTGTCCGCCAATACCAGGGCGGCATGGGATTCAGGCTCGCGTACTTCGTTGGATGTTCCTGTCAGGATTTCAGGTTTTGGATCGATATCCGCCCCATCAATCCACGCGGCCAAATAATCTTCGATGATCTGGTTCATGATTCCTACCTCCTGTTGACCAAGTATCTGATGATCCCTGAGCCTGGTTTGCGCGTAATCTCCTCAATTTTATAGCGAGTTTCGCCGATTATGACGGTGTCGTTGAACTTGGGCAGGGGAGTGTTGAGGTGGCTTACCAGCATCTTCACCACCATAGATCCATCCTGGCGGTATCCGCCTTCTTCGAGTTCGATCTGAATTGGGTTGGTCGATACGGTGGCGAGGTAAGTCGTTCCGTTGATGGCCACCGGCACGCCCGACTCCTGGAGGATCTCATGAAATGCTTCGGCCGTCGCGGCTTGGATCGGGTTCACGCCCTTGTTGCTGTGTCAATCGCCCGGAAACAAAAACACCCCCTCCAGTTGCCCGGAGAGGGTGTCTATCCCACACATCAAAATGACCTATGGTTTTACGATGCGCTTGAGGGCATCGGTCTTTGCGGGGGAGAAGCCATAGAGGCATTCGAGGGTGACAAAGACCTTGTTGGAACGGGTGTCGGTGAATCGGAGATATCCGAAGGTCATGCCCGTGGTTGGGTCTGTCACGGCTCCAGCCTGTTGGTAATCGGCCACCGGTTGGAGGTAGCGCATGGCCACCGCAATGGCACTGGAGTGAGCGGCGAAACCAACGAGTTTTTCCGCGTTGTCCGACGGAATCAACGTTGTTTCATGGAGGTTGAATCCAGCGATGCGCTTGACCATGCCCTCGGTGACGGCAGGGGCGTTGAGGTTCAGGTTGAAGCTCTTGGCAACCACGTCATCGGCAAGCATGTTGGTGTAGTAGCCGGAATCAAGGACCAGCGAACGGGGGTTGGGCGGCATTTTGGCATTGCCGCAGGCTTCGCGCAGGCTGAGCACCTTTTTGTAATCGAAGCCGGTGGCAGCAAGGGCGGGAATTCCCGGCGCACCGAAGTTTGCCAAGGTGATGCAGCTGAAGATATCGACCAGCACATCCTGGGCGAGTTGTTGGGCGGCTGCTTCGACTAGGGTTTCCAGCACATTGAGCGCGGTTTCCGATGACTCCTTAGCCGTTACATGGACGGTCTTGTACTTGTGACGGTTGAGGGTGACCGGCACCACAGTCACCGTGGAGTCTGCGTTTGCTGAGTAATCGCCCGAGAAGTCACTGGAGGTGCTTGGGGCACCAACCAATGGCACTCGCACCGTGTCGAGCTTGTCGGCAGGCAGCGGGCTGAAGTCGGTTGAAAATGCGGTGACGGGCAGAAGGTTCGACATGAAGGGCATGAGCGCCCGCTGTGCGACCTTGATGTCTTTGACGTTGGTAAGTGTGTTGGCCATTGGATTATGCGTTGTGTTTGAGGATCAGGGCTTGTTGTTCTGGGGTGAGTTTGCGCCAGAAGGCGGTTTGTTCGGTCGGGTCGTTGATGGCTTTGAATTGGGCTTGCAGCTCTTCCGATTTTTGTTGGTCGCCAGCAGGTGTGACGTTGGCCGGCATGGTGGTTCCGGTTGAGGCCACGACGCGTGCGACTTCGACTTGAACGCGTTTTTCAAAATCGTCTTTGGACGCTTGCAACTCGGCAATTCGTGCCTGCATCGCTGTATTTTGATCGATCGAGCCGTCGCGCTCCGCTTTGAGTATTTCGATCTCGGCGGTGAGCAGCTCCACTTCGCCGCGCAGCGAATCGAGTGAAGCTGAGGTCTCGTTCATGAGTTCGGTCTGGGCCTGATAGTCGCGGGTGATGGTTTCCACCTGGGTGCGCGCTTCAGCGAGTTGGTCTTCGAGTGTTGCGGTCATCGCCCTGGATTCCGTGTCAACCGACGAGTGATAAACTCTCAGTCTTCTCATGGCTTCGGCGCGGTCTGAAACCATGCCGGCGAGGTTGAAGCGTTGAGCCTGCCGTCCACTGAATGTTTGGCCTTCCATGGCTTCGGCTGGAATCGATCGGCCGCGCGCCAAGACGGCGGTATGAAATTCTTCGGCGATTTCAGCGAGGTTCGATTGAATGAGGTCGCGTTGATCGTCGGTGAGGCTGGTTCCTGGTGCACCCATGGCCTTGTACTTGCCGACCGAGAATACCTCGACCTTGATGCCATCCCGATCGAGCGCACCGGAATCGTCGACCACTGCCTGCACCACACCAATGGATCCTACTTGGGCTGATGGAGTGGCGTAGATTGCGCGGGCTTGGCTCGCGATCCAGTAGGCGGCAGAGGCCATGAGGCCCGATGAAAAGGCATAGACCGGCTTGCGCTCGTTGAGTGCTGCCACAGCGGCAGCAAGTTCCGGTGTGCCCGCCACTGTTCCTCCAGGAGAGTCGATATCGAGGAACACCGCCTTGATGTCGTCACGCTCGGAGGCTTCACGAATCACATCACCGATCTCCAGAGCGTCAGTCGCCCCCATGAGGACTCGGGCAAAGATATCCGGCTTGCGAACAATCGGACCTTCAATGGCGATCACTCCGACGCCCTTGTCGATGGTGAGCAGGGGACTGCTGGATTTGTTGGCGGCAAGATTGATGGTTCCGCTGTCGAAGCTTCTGGCCGCGATGGCCATTGAACGAAGTGCTTCGGGCTGAATCAACCATTCACGGCTTTGGGAGAGGATGGGGTTCACTCCCAAGCGTTGGTGTCAACGCAAGCCAAAGCAAAAGGCGGACCCGAAAGCCCGCCCCCTGCGTTGCGAAAATCTAAGGGTTAAAGCAAACGATCAGCGTTTCCGGCAGGTCGGAGTCAGCCCAAGCAACCCAGACCCTTAGGCTAGATTCTAGTCGGTTAGGCGGAAGTAAGAGAAAATGGCATCACGCAGAGCTGTGGAGGACAGGTTCACACCCACGGTGCCTTTGACTGCGGCGAGGATGCCTTGCCAATCCGTGGAGTCCGGTGGGAAGGCCTGCATGAAGCGGCCAAGGTCCTTGCGAATTTCTACCGCCAATTCGGGGCCCGGTTCGGCAGGAAGCGTAGCGGCAAGGCGAAAGACATCGGCGCGGTGTTTCTTGATCTTTTGTGAATCTATCTTTTCGCCTTCGGCCGTGCGGCGCTTCAAGTCGAGCCATGCGAAGGCCTTGAGTGGGATCAGGGAAGTGGCGTTGGCGAAGTGAAGTCCATCATGGATGTCGTGGTGAACGCGAATCAACTCATAGTATCTATCATCCAGAAGTATGGCAGACAGGCTGTGATAATCCTCATCAGTGATGACCGGCAATGTTTCCCCAGGAGCGAGGTCGATGTTTTCCGGTCCACGACTAAACAGTTCGAGTTCTTTAGGGAAACGCGGGTCTTTGGGGTTGGCAAAGCGGTAGAGCTCAGGTTTGCCGTTGCTGCGGGCGCGAGTTTCATATTGGCCATCGCGGATGAAACGGCGGAGGGTTTCGATCGCTCCAGCACCGAGCAGCTCCACGATAAGGACGATGTCCAGATCCTGGGTGGCACGGAACTGGAGTGATTGGCGGGAGAACCAATCGTCGCAGGCCGCACCACCGATCAACACGATGGAGCCCTCATGCGGTTTCATGCGTTCGCGCAACAGGTCGAGTCCTCTTACCATGGGAATTGTTCGATGAGTGTTTCGAGTTGGTCCTGAACGCGCTCATTTGGATCGTGTCGCAGGCTGAGAAAGAGCGAAAGGGGATCCACCATTTCCTCGCGGATGGTGAGCAATCGCGGGTTGTAATTCCAAATTTCGAGTCTGGCCGTGGCATCGATGCGGTCGGCACAGATTTCGAAAGCATTGTCTTTGGATGCCTTGTGATGAAGGGCATACACGGGCGTGCGGTCATCGACGATCATCGTTGCGTGGCTGAGTGCTGTCATGCCAGCCATGAGGGCTTGCGTTGGTGGTTGTTCCCAACGGACCCAGTGGGTGGCGCGGACCGGCGAGGCCAGCCAAGGCAGGGCCTTTTGCCACAGTGCCCGACGCTCGACATGAAAGCGCAGGGTGACAACGCGGCCGTTGCGCACGGGATCGCAAAGTTCCGCTGCTTCCAGTTCGCGCTTCACTTTAATGAGCATGTTGGGCGAGTAGCCGACGGCTTCGGCCACCTTTTGCAGTGGCCAATGGTGGATGCTCTCTCGCTCCAGATGGTAGAGGAGGACACATTGAGCCGCCGGGCTGAGTGTTTTTGCGGTGGGAAGTACGCCAGGTTGCCGCTCCCGCAGATCGATAATGGCGGTGGGCAGGAAGGTCTGACTGCCGGGAACGATGAACGGACGCCCCAAGCGGATGAGGCCTTGGCGAATGTGCGGGGCGAGGCCAGGTAGGACCAGAACGACTGAATCTCCCAGATGGCCACTCAAGCACTCGGTTAGATTGGCGTAGTTGACGGCGGATGGGTCTTGCTCGCCCCACCTGTCGATGGCGAAGATAAAGCTTCGACCAAAGATGTCTCCTTGGTGGAGTTGAAAGCGTTCACGCAGGAAAAGAGGCAGACTCCGAGGTTCGGCAGGTGCGAGGTCCACGGGGCTGCCGGTCAGCTTTTCAAGGTATTCTACCAGAGCTGGCAGGGTGCGCTTCATTGGGGATACACTATTATTCTTGGATACACTTTGCAAGTGTATTTTTCATTTTGAGTGTATCATCGCATTGCACCAAATAGAATGACGCCGGCGGAGTGACGGTATGGGAGTCGAAATTGGGATGTCATTTTCGTCTTCGACATGGACGCGCATAGTTTTTCGTTACGAGGCTTTCCAGTCTTCTTAACCAGTTGCGACTTGGTGCACCTCTCCAGCCACCTTCCACAGCATGCCCACCGGCACATCGTATTTCGTGGCTGTTTCCAGGATGAGCTTGGCATCGGCGGCCCTGCGCTCGATTTCCTCGCCGAAGTCGGCGCCCAGCTCTGCGTAGTGGTCGGATAAGGTTTTGAGACCCATTTCCACATCGGCGCGGTTTTGTTGGGCTTCACGCCCGGCGTCCACGGTGACACGTTTTGGCGGGACAGTGGAAATCTTCCACCAGCCTTCGATTGGGGGGAGCAGTCCGCGGTTGATGGCATCGCCGATCACATAGGACCAAACGGGTCTGATCAAGCGGCGCTCGAGAATCATCTGTCGGAATGAAAAGCGGCGGTCTGCCTTGGCCACCACGAGTCTCACGCCAGCGCCACCGATCTTGCTTGAGTCAGCCGCGAACTCGAACGGGATCACGCCCAGAGCTGAATCCCTTCTGAGGTGTTCCAAAAATCCCGTGAAAGTGGGGGACGGGCGGTTGGACTGAAAGCTTTCGATCGATTCATCCGGTTTGAGCGCCACGAGCTTTCCGCCGACGATTCGCTGCAGTGACAATGGGTCGCTTTGCTCATTGCCGGTCGCGCCATCGCCGACGACGAAGTCACCCGTATCATCGAGTTCGCCGCGTGCCGTTTTAAGCACCCTCGCCACATCGGCATTGTCTTTGACGGCGTGTTTTTCAAGGGCGAGCAATTCGATTTCATCGAGCACGTGGTTGATGGAATGCTGGATGGTTGGATGGCACCTCACTCCGCCGGCCCATTCGGGTTCGTGAATGTGCAGCACCGCTTCGGACGGCAGGTCCCTAAAGTCACCATTGTCTTCGATGGCGCGGTAAAAGATCGGTGCGCCCCAGCCATCGAGGCCGACTCCATCCACGGTTTGGGTGGATCCGAGGCGGTCGCCAATTCGGTGTGATTCGATCAATTGGATGCGTGGCTCGCCTTGTGCGTTGCGTGTCTTATGTACGAAATACTCGCCGTCGATGTCCATGCCACGGCAGACAAGCGCTTGGCATTCCTCAAATGAGAACCGCCGGGTGACTTCACAACGGGCGGACCACAGGGAGAAGTATTCCTCGGCTGCGCGGTTCCAACCTGAATCCGGCGACTGTGCTTGGGTCCTGATGCCATCGCCAGTTGAGTAGATCGCCATGTTGGCCACCAATTCCCGAGCGAATCCGCTGTTTTTGTGGAGGTACCTGGATTTGCGCACCAACTCGGTACGAACGCCCGGTGTGAGTTCATTGCGAGCGTCGGTGGGCATTGCGCCCGGCACAAATCCACGGCGTGGCGACCAATTGGCAGCCTCGTAGGGCGATCCCCATGCCTTGGGTTGTAAAACCGGCGGGATGACGAGTTTGGCGATGGATCTGATGCGGCTCATTTGGCGAGGTATCCGGATACGCTGGATGCGGCCACACGCTGGGATTTGCCATATGCGAATGGATCAAGGATTCGCAGGGCATGGGCGCATTCCTCCAGCACTTGGTCCACGGGCATGGTGAATTGCTTGGTCACATTGGTGTCCGAATCGTTCCAACTCATGATCGTCTTGCCATCCAGCAGGAGCGATTTGGCACGGCTCTGTATGGCGAGCACCTCCGCTACGGTGAAACCTGTGACGAATAATCCTCGCGCCATGCAATCGCGACCTGTGTCAACGGAGGACGACGATCAGGCAGGCCAATCGCAGCCAAGCGGTGGAGCTATGCGTCGTCTTCGGGTGGGTTGGATTGAACGGAAGATTGTGACTCTCTTCCCACGATCTTGAGCATGGTGGCGGCTGCTACCTGCATGGCCTCGCAGTCAAACAGGTGGTTTGGCCTTGATCCGATCCGCTCCCACATCCATTTGCCGCTTTTTTTGATGCGGTGTTCGCTTTCCATTTGGGCGAGGTATTCTTCATCGATGTCGTCTGGCACCTCCCAGACCGGGCCATTGTCCGGGTTTTGATTGCGGCGAAGTCGGGCAAGCGTGTCCTTGATGTTGAGGTTGCTCCAATAAAACACCGAGCAGCTCTGTCCGCGGCCGAGGACCACTTTGCGGCGAGGTGAATAAAAGCGTTCGATCGACTTGCGGCCTTTCACCTTGTGCGTGAATGTCGCCCGCTTGTCGCCCATGAGTGCGGTCCATCCATGTGATGCGCATTCGCGGTAGACATCGTAGGTGGCATATCCGGCATCAATGAAAACCAGGTTGGGATGAACGCCGAATCTCTCCTGGACGCTGGCGACATCGGTGTAGGTAAGCACACGCTCGTCCCAAATCAGGCGGCTTGATCCATCCTCGGCCCATGCCCGAACGACGAGAAACATGTGGTCCATTTGGCAGTCCACGGTGAGGATCCGCAATGGGCAGGCTGATGTTTGTCCTGACGGCACCAAGCGCCCATGCGCATCCACGCCGGCCTCGCCATCCCATGACTCACCTTTGAGGTAGCCGCCCGGCACGATGTCGAGCTTGTAGTCCTCGAGGTATTCCCGCCATGCGAGGGCAAGACGCTTTTGATAGAACTGCTGGATGAGGCTCACATCACCCCGTCTGGCAGCAGCTTTGGCCCGGAGATAAAGTTCGGCCAAGCGGCCCCAGCTCATGGCGCATAGGGCATTCCAATGGAACCCGGCATTTTCCTTCGTGGCGTTGGGGTTTGTCGCCACATACTTCCCGGTGAGGTTGAGTTCACGACGCGACCTATCGCTATCCTCGAAGTAGTGGTTGCACGATTCGCATCGCATCGATGTGGTTTCGCGCACTTTTTGGAAATCCCACTCGCCTGATTCGTCGCGTGCGTCCTTGCTCCATTCGATTTGCTCCCATTTCCACGGCTGTCGGTGATGGCAATGCGGGCAAGCAAATGTCCACTCGCGCATGTCGGTGGTTTCAAACTTGCGGTGGGTGTCGTCGTCTTCCTCTCCGCCTTGGCTCATGAAGAGGCACTTGCCAAGCCAGCCAAATGCGGTGACGCGGGCTTCGGCCTCGGTCATGTGCCCCTGCGGGTATCGCCATGTTTCATCGCAAATAAGCCAACGGATCGAGCGGCGTTGGAGGTTGGTCTTGTTGTGCGCCCCCAACACCCAGAGCGTCATGCCGTTGTTGAAGTGGATTGTCGAAAGCCTCCTTTTGTGGCGGTTGGCCGGGTAGAGGGATTTCACCGGCTGGCATTCGTCAAAGAGCTTCTGGAGCCTGCTTTCACTCTGGTCCTTGGCATCGTCATCGGTTTGATCGAGCCACAGCGTTGGCCCCGGATGGTTGGCGATGATGTGGGCAAGGCCGAATTCCCCAACGCTGGTTTTACCGCTCTGAATGGCAGCGATGATGCTCACGATTCGAATTTTTGGATCCACCAGCGCCTCCATCGGCTCACGCATCCATGGTGAGTTGGCCGAGCGGAAACGACCGGGAATCGGTGAATAGGGAATGGAGGAAATGTGGTCCTCACACCACGCCCATGGGGGGCGGCGATCTGGTGGACGCCATGCATCACGCCAGATCCCTCGCAACTTCGAGTGTGCCGGTTCGACTGATTTCATTCGCCTTGGTGCAGGATGGACAAAACTTCATCGATGGCCCGCCGTGATTCCTCCTGGATGCCGGTGGCGTCGAGGCCCGATAGGATCGGCGGGAGTTCCTGCTCGAATTTCTTGCGAAGCATGGCTTTTGCCTGCGCAACGAATTCCGTCCATGTCTGGCGAACTTCCTCCACCGCCACATAGTCACCGCGCTTGATTCCTACGCGCAATTCCCGCTCTTCCACCTCAGCGAGCAGCTTCCTTGCCTTGAGCGATGTTTCGATGTCGGCGCCATCTTGAGTGAGTGGCTCGCCACCCTTGAGTTCGTTTTGACGCATGAACTCCTTCCACTCCGACACATCATGCATGCCGTTGGAGGCTGGCTTTGGCGAGTCCTTGCGTTTTTTCCATGTATTGATCGACTGGCGTGTCACGCCCAGCACGGCAGCAAGTTCCACATAGCTGGATGCAGTGCTTGGGGCCGCTCCGCTGCCAGTGGCCATGGATTGCAGCATGGCGCGTTCTGTACGAGTCAGCTTGCCGCCTTTCTGGACCCTGCCAATCAGGTTGGCGAAGTCGCGAGAAAGGAGCTTTTTGGCAATGTCAGGGGAAACGGCATCCATCCGCCGCTTGCCGACTCGTCAACTCGACATCAATACGCAATGCCCAAAAATTGCTCAGCGCAGCTCTGACAAATCCCTGAATCGTTCATCCAGCCGATTGGGTTGAGCGTTTGGCACTTTTGGCATCGGCTGAAATATCGTTCGTCGGCCAATGCCTTGTTCATCGCCGCATCGACAGCGGCTGGACTCGCATCTTTAGAAATGCGCTCGTAATCAAGCCATGCTTCCGTGGGGTCCTGACCATCCCATGAAATCGTTTTGACCTGCAATCGGCTGCCCTCTGGGGAAAGACGGATGAATTCCAGTTTGATTTCGTGGTCTGTCATTTTTTCCGCCTTGCTACGATGGTCGTACCAGTTGAATTCAAGCTGCTCCGCTTGCGGCCCCGACTAGGAATGAACGCCTGTGCAGTGTCAAGGGTCCGGGGGCTATAGTTGACGGCGGGGCAGGGGGCATGAGCATTCCCGTGCATTGCGCCCACACTCGCCTCCTTGATCCCAACACGCTGAAACCCAACCCGGTTAACCCGAACCGCCACAGCGCCCACCAAATCCAACTTCTCGCGTCGATCATCCAGGAGCAGGGGTGGCGCAATCCCGTCACCGTATCCAAGCGCTCCGGGCTGATTGTTCGGGGGCATGGCCGCTTGGAGGCCGCACTTTTGATTGGGTGCGAAACAATCCCAGTGGATGAGCAGGACTATGCAAGTGAGGCGGAGGAGCTTGCCGATCTTCTGGCCGACAACCGCCTGTCGGAATTGGCCGAACTCGATGAGGACGAATTGCGCCGGGTTCTCAAATCGATTGGCGAATCCGATCCAAGCTTCGACCTCGAGCTCACCGGATTCATGGACGATGAGATCCGCAAGCTCATGGACGAAGCCGCCAACCCGGAGGACGAAATGGAAATGATTCCACGCATGGAATGCCAGGCGTTCGAACACCACGACTACCTCGTCTTCATGTTCCACGACCTGCGTGACTGGATGCAGGCACTCCAACTGATGGGGGTGGGAGAGGTTGACTACTCCATCACCCGCAGAACCAAAAAAATCGGCCTCGGCCGTGTTATCCATGGAAAACGACTCCTCGAACTCTGCCGCCGTGCCAGCATGGCCGGAATTGCGCCCGCTGAAACTCAGGCTCTTGATTCTAAGCCGAAGCCGGAGCCGCTCGATCACGAGCCACAAGTTGTTTCCCACGGCAACGCTGCTGGTTCCCGCAAGCGAAGCTGAACATTACGCCCACACCGGGTTGGAGATTGAAACCATTCCCGATGAGATTGCCGGCATCAGCGCGGTGAGGAACTGGGTTTTGAAACACTTCACTGATGATGCGATCGTCATGCTCGACGATGACATTTCAGCCTGCGTCTGCATGGTCAGCCTCAGGTGTAGAAAACTGTCGATCGAAGAAACCCAAGCGATGATCGAGAACTCGGCATGGTCAGCGCGTGGGGCAGGGGCCCGTTTGTTTGGCTGGCACCAACGAAGCGATCCCAGGCTCCTTCAACGCAATGATCCGTTTGGCGTGAACCATTGGGTCGGCGGGGCTGTGGGTGTGGTGCGCGATGAGAATGGCGGCGTACCGAAGTGGGACGAGCTTCTCAAGTGCAAGTGCGACATCGATGCCACGCTCCAGGAGTTGATGGACAACCGCCTTGTCTGGAACGAAGCGAGGTTCTGTTTCGTGCAAGAGCGCGACAAGAACCTTGGGGGCAACAGCTTGTTTCGCAGTGAGGAACGCATTGCCACCGAGAAGCGCTACCTCAAGCGCAAATGGAAGGCCCACATCCGCCTCGAAAACTACAAGAGCCAGGACCGCGTTTCGATGGACGCACCACGCCGCCAATCAGTGAAGGTCTGAAAAATGGTGATCAATACTGCTTTCCCCAAGTGTTTCACTGCGAGACCATGGTAGACCATGAGTTATCACCTCAACACCATACGCGGATATTCATTCCCAGCGGTTTCCAGCGCCATGCAGAAAGCCATTCGGCGCGGCGATGCCAAACTTGCCGGCTACTGGGCACTTGAACTTTGGGCCAGTGGATTTGGTCAGTATGTCTGGCGGCGCTTGCTCACTGTGAGCGCAGAAGACTGCTGGGGAATCCTCACGGCGGAAACAAAGGCCCTGCACGACAGCTACACCGAGATCAATCAGCATGTGCCCAAAGGAAAACCCAAGGGGCGCATCTTCATATCCAAAGCGATCATCCTTCTCTGCATGGCCAAGAAGAGCCGCGATGCCGACCATCTTCAAAACTTCGTCTATGACCAGCAGGCCGGGCTTGATGCTTCCACGCTGACCGACGAACTCGAACAGGCGGGTCAATACGTTCCCATACCCGACTACGCATATGACTGCCACACGCCGCAGGGCCGTAGGATGGGCAAAACCAAAGCCGAGTTTTTCCGCCAGGAGCAAGACGCCCTAGCGCCCTTCATTCCCGGCCTGTTCGACAACCTCATTGATTCCTAACTAACCCCCAACCACTGAAATCCCCATGGGCATACACCTGATGCAACCCCGCTTCCCGCTGGGTAAAATATTCGCCACCCCCGGTGCCATCGCACTCGATGTCGACCTGACCCAATACCTGCGACGCCACCACTGCGGAGATTGGGGCGAAGCACTCTGCGACGAGGATCGCAGAACAAATGATGAAGCGCTCGACGATGGGTTCCGGCTATTGAGTTGCTACCGCACACCCGCTGGCGACCGGCTCTACATCATCACCGAGCACGACAGGTCGACGACGACGATCTTGCTGCCGAGTGAGTATTGATGGACGATTTGCTAGGTCTTCTCACCTCTTGCATTGAGAACTGGCGATCAATCAAATATGATCATCGGGTTCATTTCATCCGGCGCCTTCCAATCGATGCCGTGACGCTCCTTGAGAATCTGTTTTTGTTTTCCCCAAACCGCGTAGCAGTGTCCCATGTTCAGCATGATGCCTTCCTTTGCTAAGGCTGCGATTGCTTCCTCTTCGGCTTGTTTTACGAGAGGCCCCATTACCGGATCGTCTTCGATTGGATCATGTGCGATTACGTCGTCGTTCTCGTTCATGCTTTTATCCTAATGGTTTTTTCTTATTCCGTCTAATCCTTATGCCGACTGGCGACTTCGAGAATAATTGTGTTCCTTATTCCAATGTTGAGGAATTAATTTTTAGATTCTCTATAATTGACCACGAGATCGCAGAGATCGATTATTTGCTCAGCTACTAGAGCATAACAATCTGAAGAGGTTTTTTCTTTCCTTGGTCCATAATATACATACATACTTTTATCCTTTTGATCTTGGTATACTTGAGCATAATTATTGCAAAGACTAAGCCAATTTTTTAATAAATTTGGATGTTTTATTAAATGATCTCGAATATTGTCTACCGATATATTTTTCCTATGGAATTCATACTCGCAGTCCGGGAGAATAAATGCCGGGGCTGATTTGGATTTGAGTTGAGGTATTCGGCAAATTGTCCAAATGCAGTCTTCAATACTTTTGTGTTGATGGCATAAGCGAAAAATATAGTAGGCCGTTGGAAGATATGGTTCGATTGATTCAGTTCTTGGTTCGCAAAGCTCAGATAAATTCAAACCACTGTAACCATACGAAAAATATACTTTTTTTTTGCTGTCCATAGAAAGCCTTCGATTGTTGAGGCCAGAAGCATCTTCAATATTGCTGAAGTGAAACCAATTTTCGATTATTTGGGATCGGTTTATTAAATAGTCGTGAAAATCCATTGGGGTTATAGATGGTCTATAGTGAAACCAATTTGATTTTGTAAGTGCTTGCCGAAATATTCGTCGTTCTTGAGCCTTGAAAAGCGCCTGGAGTAGAGTCCATGGTAATGGAGGGAACTCGCAGATATCAGCAATGCATTGGGATTTCGGTGACATGATGATTAATTAAAGAAAAATGTTGATTGATGTAAATATGCTTAAATGTAGATATCCTTGGATTAGCTGAGGCTGTCAAGAAGTCTTGTCTGCGGCATTTTTATCTACCCAATCCGCATGCCAACGATGGTATGCCGCGAAAAATGGCCGACCAATATGGTGCGAACTGACGTGCGGATGGTGCGCGACAATCGCGATGGGTGGCTGGCAGGAGGAAGGATGTCGGAACGCACATCCCTCCGGCACACAGAACCATGAACGACATTGAATACTTCCTGAACGCCCTGAGCGCCTTCGCCAAACTGAGCCCCACCGAACAGCAGCAACTCATCTCCGACATTGAGTTCTCGAACAAAAGCACCAAGCACATCCACTCGGTGCGCCTTCTTTTTTCCGATGCCATCGACGGCTACGATGACGAGGAAATCACCGACGCCCTGCGCAACGATTGAGTTTACAACTCACCCTCTCTGCCATGAACGCGATCACCAAGCCGATGCTCGCCAGCAAGTGCGAGCGGCCCGACCAACTTCCATTCCCCGTGCTTGCCACGCCAAAACTCGACGGCATTCGTTGTCTGAAGGTCGGTGGCAAAGCGCTGACACGCTCATTCAAGCCAATCTCCAACCGCTTCGTGCGCGAGTGGATCGAGGCCAACCTGCCCGATGGTGTGGACGGTGAACTCATGCTACGCGACGGCACCTTCAATCAAACCACCAGTGCCATCGGCGCCCGTGATGGTCAGCCGGATTTTGTCTTCCATGTCTTTGACTACGTTGCCGATTCAGTCACCACGCCCTATGTGGAGAGAATGAACCAACTTGCCGCCCTGCCGAATTGGGTGTGCATCGTGAAAGTGCTGCCGACCCTCATCCACAACGTCGCCGAACTGGTCGCATACGAGGAAGAGTGCATCGCTGCCGGATACGAGGGCGTGATGGTCCGCACGCTGGATTCACCCTACAAATGCGGGCGGTCCACTGATCGCGAGGCATGGTTGCTCAAGATCAAACGCTTCGAGGATGCGGAGGCCGTCGTGTTGTCCACATACGAGGGCATGAGCAACCAGAACGCAGCGGAACTTGATGCCTTCGGCCGTACGAAGCGAAGCATGAGCCAGGCAGGCATGATCGGTCGCGGCGAACTTGGCGGCTTCGTAGTGCGCCACCTATTCACTGGCGTCGAATTCCGCTTGGGCTACAACCATGTCATCGGCGGGATCGACCGTATCACGCTCTGGATGCGCAAGGATGATCTGATTGGCCGCGTGGTGAAGTTCAGCCACCAGCCCAGCGGTGCCAAAGAAGCGCCACGGTTTCCGAAGTTCATCGGCTTCCGCGAAACTTGGGACATGAGCGCCTGATGCGCCTGTCCAATCCGCATGCCAACGCGCGGGCGGCGATCAAAATGGTGAAAAATATGGATGCGGATGGCGCGCGACAAAACGCGCGGATGGCTGGCAGGAGGAAGGATGTCGGAACGCACATCCCTCCGACACCAGATCCTAAATGAAACCATCAGATAAGAAGGCC